TCTGTTTATATATACATAATATAATAAAAAAACCCCTATGTCAATTAAGACACAGGGGTTTTTCTTTTTCTTTTTTACTGTATAAAAGGGGCAATGGCTAACATTATGACAGTTGCCCAAAAAAAGAAAGTTACTGCATTTGTCATATTTTTTTTGTACTCCTTTTCAATAGTAAAATCGTACGACTTTTTATCTGTTATGTCAAGCTATCCAGCAAGATGTTCTACTGTTAGCTGATAGTTTATATATAAAATATATCCTATAACTACTGATACAACTACCATCATAAATAATCTGTCCATATTCATTTAGACACCACCAGTAATAAACTAATACTCATAGCTATTATAAAATGACCTATTAAAAAATGATCATAAGTTATTAAGTCAATCATAGAACCTCCATTATAAATTGATAAAACAAGTAAATCCACGCTATAATATTAGTAACTACCAATAATAAAAAGGTTGTATGAAATACTAAATTATATTCTTTAATGGTTGATATAATTTTATTCATTATTTACTCCCTTAGTTCCCTCGTATAATGAGTTTAATATTTTATTTTCTGTTAATGCTGTTGATTTTATTTCAGTAGGCGTTTTTGATTTGTAACTACTACCATCAAGAGCAAGTTTTAAAAAAACTCTAAATATATTTATAAATATATCTAGTCTGTTGATTATTGCTTTTTCATATTCCGTCATAAGTTCCTATATGTTGGTTGATATTCTTAATATTACAACTTATGATTGATTAAGTCAAACAGGGTATGCAAAAACTGCATGGCTGAGCTAAGATCCAAAGGTGCGACCAAAGTATACAACTTAGTGAAAAATAACTCGCATTAAATAATAAAAATAAATGTTTAAATTAGTGGAAATAACTATTTAAAAATGCTAAGAATAAGCATGATTAATTTTAAAAATATAAAAAATTATATTGGATTAATCATTAATTTAGAAAGTTAAATATGACTAAAAAAAATAAAACGATGTTAGATCAAGTTGAAGAAATTAATGAAAATAATTTAATGGATAATTTGAAATCTAATGAGCAACTAAAAAAGGCGTTAATTCTTGCTAGAAATATGAGTAGAAAATTGAGAGATGATATTGTACCTCAACTATCCAAAGGTGTGATTTCAGTAATGAAGGAAATGCTAGAAAATAAAACTGAAATATCTGATTGGAAAACAATGAAATTTTTAAGGGGTCATTGTTTTACTCAATCTGGATATGACAGAAAAAAAGACCTTAACCAAAATTTTGAATTAACAGTTACTATGGCGGTGAGATTAGCAATCATGACTTACGATAATTCAAACCAATTTCAAATAACTGAAAAAAATGAAATCTTGGTCATGGATAAAGTTGCAACGCCATGGATTGAACAAAATAAATCTGGTCAAAAAGGTGGTAAGAAAAAAGTTAAAAATACTAGTGAAGAATTGATCGAGATAGTACCAAGTGCAATTAATAAAATATGGTCTAGTAAATATCCAACTACCTCAAGACCTAACGCAAAGCCAAAAGAAAATATAAGCGTTACTTTAAAAAGTGCATTGAAAGTATTAGAGGATTTACAAAATATTTGTGAAAGTAAAAATCCACAAAAGATTGCTGAGAGAATTACAGATGATGACGCTGGTGTAATTGGTTCTTATAGCTTAATTGATTTTGCAATGATTAGAAATACTTTTGCAAAGTATGAGAGTGATATAAATGGTGATGTAAAAGAAGTTGCATAGTTAAAACTAAGCAAAGCCCCAGGGGAAACCTTGGGGCTTTTTTTTATGCGTGTCTTAAAAATCCTCAAGTGGTACACAGGTACACACTAGCTAACGAAAAATCCCCATGCCTCCTCAGAAATAAATCGGTAACCATCAAGGAATACCTAGGGGCTACCCTTGTAGCTTTGGGAGGATTACTTTTTTTTCTGTAAAAAACTTGATTTAACCTATAGGTAGGCAGGGTGCTAGTGGGGGTGTATGGTACAGATATATACGGTAGCCAGAAAATCCCCAGTATCCCCGTAAACCACCTAGTGGCCATATTATAGGGCTATGTATTCCGACAATATCCCTGGGAATACCCTAGGGGGTAGCTGTATATTTACCTGGTATATAGGTATATAACCCCCCTGGATGGGTTCTATGAACATTATACACCCTGTATTCAATTTTGTCTATTGACAAATTGTCACATATTACATTATTTAAAAATAAACCTTGACAAAATTGATATTAATGTCTATAATATATTTATATATTATTCAAAGGACACACATACACACATAACACTTAAGTTAACACAAGGGTCATCACGAATATTATATAAATTATGCTAGATCTAGACATAAACAAAGCAAACAAACTTCCTTTTAAGGAAATAATGGAGATAATAAACGCAAATCATGGATTCTTCTATAACGAACACTCAAAAAAGAAACTTAACAGACATGCAAGAGACATTTCTAGACGTACTTTTCGGAGAAGCACAAGGAAATCCAAGAGAAGCAGCTAGGATAGCTGGGTATTCCCCCCATAGCTACCCTAAAGTTGTGCGTAATCTCAAAAAAGAAATAACAGAATTAGCGGAGAACCACTTATCTACTCACTCTGCACAAGCAGCTACTAGGTTAGTATCCTTACTAGACGAAGACGGGACTACGCCACACTCTAATATTCGTCTAGCAGCTGCGAACTCTATATTGGACAGAGTGGGTATAACAAAAAAAGATCAATTAGATATAAATATGAAAGCAGTACATGGAATATTTATATTACCAGCAAAAGATGGAATCGATAAAGATAAAAAGGAAAGCTAGAACTATTCCTTTTGGATTTAAACAATCTGAAGATCCAGATTATTTAGAACCAATCAGAGAAGAATTAGATGCTCTTAGACAAGCAAGAGAATATTCAAAGACTTGCTCACTAAGAGAGACTGCACAATGGCTACATAGGAAAACAGGAAGATACATATCACATGTCGGACTTAAAAAAAGACTTGCAAGAAATAGCACCACCGAAACCGAAGAGAATAGTACAACAGAAAGCCAAGAAGTCAGTTAAACAGATATTAGCTCGCACTCGTAAGAAAGTTGCAAAGGCAGAACAATCTCTACGTTCTGCTAAGATGTCAGCAGAAAATACCAAGAAGAGACTGTTAACTATAGACAAAGCTCTAACTGGTAAAGAGACTCAACTACTTACCGAGGATACAATCGAGAGTGCTCCTCAAACAGTACAAGAGCATATAAACCAGCAAGAAGTAATCTTTAAACCTAACTCAGGTCCACAGACACAGTTTCTTGCAGCTTCAGAAAGAGAAGTATTTTATGGTGGAGCAAGAGGTGGGGGTAAATCATATGCGATGCTAGTAGACCCGCTTCGTTATTGCTCTAAGGCTCAGCATAGGGCACTCTTAGTAAGGAGGACAATGCCAGAGTTAAGAGACTTAATACAGAAGTCTCAGCTATTATACTCTAAGGCATTTCCAGGTGCAAAATGGAGAGAACAAGAAAAAGAATGGCGATTCCCGTCAGGGGCAAAGATAGAGTTTGGTTACGCAGAGAACATGACAGACGCTTTGAGATACCAAGGTCAATCTTACACATGGATAGGAATAGACGAGTTACCACAATATCCTTCGCCAGATATATATAATTTTTTAAGATCTTCTTTAAGATCCGTTGATAAAGATATACCTGTCTATATGAGAGCTACAGGTAATCCAGGAAACGTGGGTTCACAATGGGTACGAGAAATGTTCGTAGAGCCAGCTGAACCAAATACAGCGTTCGATATAGGGATCGATACGCCTAATGGAAAGAAGTATATTACTAGAAAGTTTATCCCTGCAAAATTACAAGACAACCCTTATCTAATGCAGACTGATGATTACTACATCATGCTTGCATCTTTACCTGAAGTACAACGTAAACAATTTTTAGATGGAGATTGGGATGCCTATGAAGACTCAGCTTTTCCAGAATTTAATAGAACGACTCACGTGGTCGAACCTTTTGAGATCCCTAGAGGCTGGTATAAATTTCGTGCTGCTGACTGGGGTTATTCTTCTCCTGCTTGTGTTTTATGGTTCGCTGTTGATTATAACAATAATCTTTGGATATATCGAGAACTATATACCAAAAAAGTTACGGCAGATAATTTCGCAAGGCAAGTGTTGCAATTAGAACATGGTGAATATATTCACTATGGTGTATTAGATTCTAGTACATGGGCAAGAAGAGGTGATGTAGGTCCTAGTATTGCAGAGACAATGATACAACAAGGTTGTAGATGGAGACCATCAGATAGATCCCCTAAAAGTAGAATTAATGGTAAATTAGAAATACATAAAAGATTAAGAGTTAATGATAATGAACCAGGTATTAGAATATTTAAGAACTGTATAAATTTAGTTAAGACTCTAGGTATATTACCAACAGATAAAAAAAACCCTGAAGACGTAGATACATATGCAGAAGATCATGCTTATGATGCATTACGTTATGGATGTATGAGTAGACCAACACATCCTAAATATGCAGAAAGATTTAGAACATTTAGAACAGAGAATGAATTTCATGCAGCAGATAATAAATTTGGATATTAGGGTTGACTAAAAAAAGAAAATTACCAGAGATAAATAAAAAAATTTTTCCATATGATTTAGTAATCACATACTGGGAGGATATTGTTGGATCATGCGAATGGTCTGATATACCAGATATAAAAAAAGCTAAGACTGCGATATGTTGTAGTTTTGGTTGGCTTGTAGAACAGAATGAAAAGACTACAGTCATCATGGCAGATTTTATATTTGAAGATAGCGGATCTATAAAGCAAGGTGGTGGTCATACAGTGATACCTACCAAGAATATAATTAAGATTAAAAAAGTAAAAATATAACAGGAGACAGCAATGGAAACAAAATTTGATCCAAAAGCTAAAGTTAAACAAGGTCAATTAAGTGATGGTCCAGAAGGCAAACAGCCTAACAGACCACATAATACTATTGACTTTTCTCAACATGCACCTAGAAAATACCAAGAGTTTGAATACGATGTTACTGTTCCAACTAAATCTGGTTCTGAGCATGTAGAGGATTCATTGTTTAAGATGGCAGATGAAAAAGACTATTAATGAGTCTTGGAGCTAAGAGTAATTATATACCTGTAGTTTATGCAGGAACAAGAAAAAATAAATATAATAAAAAAAATGACAATACAAGAAAAACAACTAGACGAAGATCTAAAAAAGGATCTAAAAAAAGTTGAAATTAAAAAAGATAAAGCACTAGATAAAGATCCAAATGTACTTAAACAAATTAAAATAGGTTTAGATTATAGAAAGGATCAAGGGATAGCTATATTAAAAGATAAATCAAAAAAAATTTTAAATAAAGGTAAGAATAAAGTTTACGGAATAACTGATTTATTAAAAAGTAAAATAAACTAGGAGGATAACAACATGATGAAAAGATATATGGAAGGGGAACTTGCACCTGATGCACCTAAAAGACCTAATGATAAAATGGAATTTAGTGGTGGATACAGTGGACCTAAATTAGGGCCAGATGTAGAAGGTAAAGCTAAAAAAGCTAATAATAAAGTAGATCCAGCAATCTTTAGAATGGCTGAACAAAGAGATTACTAATGACTAAGAAAGATTCTGAAAGAAAAAAAGATTATTCTAACGCACCACCAATTCAAGATGTTAAAGTTACAAAACCTTTATTAGATACTGTAGAGGCTAGAACAGGTTATCCTTTAACTGGAGTAGAAAAAAGAAACTTAGACTTATACTCAAAAAGAGAAAAGAAAAAAATGGAAGTTTATAGAATGAATCAAAAAAGAAAATACGGAGATTAGTATTAAAATAATCTATGGATGAAGATAAAGAAAAGAATGGCGGCTATGAAGCTGAAGGTAATGCTTTAGTTGGTTTAATCAGAGGTAAATTTCAACAAGCTGAAACATCTAAGATCTATGATGAGAAAAGATGGTTAAAGGCTTATAGAAATTATAGAGGATTGTATGGACCAGAAATGGCCTTTCGTGAAAACGAAAGATCAAGAGTATTTGTTAAGATAACAAAAACTAAAGTACTAGCTTCATTTGGTCAAATAATAGAAGTTTTATTCTCACAGGGTAAATTCCCTCTAGGAGTATCACCCACATCTGTACCAGAAAACATAGCTGAAAGAGCACACTTAAATCCTAAAGGTCAACAGCAGCCTCAACAAGAGATGCAAAGTCCATATGGTTTTAATGGTGATGGTGCTACTATACCACCTGGTGCTACAGCAAATGATTTAATGAAAAATTTAAATCAGGAATACGAAAATATAGGTTTTGAAGAAGGTCCATCATATACAGGTGGGCCACAAATAGAACCAGCAAGAATGGCTGCAGAACAAATGCAGAAACTGATACACGATCAGTTAGAAGAAAGTAAAGCTATAACAATTATGCGTCATGTATTTTTTGAAATGGCATTACTTGGAACAGGAATTTTAAAAGGGCCTTTTACAGATACAAAAGAATATAATCAATTTTCTACATCAGAAGATGAAGATGGTAATATTGAAAGAGTACAAGCAACTAAAGTAAAAGCTGTACCATCTATAGAAGCAGTAAGTTGTTGGGATTTTTATCCAGATCCTAATGCAACTAATATGGATGATTGTGATTATGTAATACAAAGACATTCATATAATAAAGCACAGTTTGAAGATTTAGCAAACAAACCTATGTTTGATTCTGAAGCTGTTATGGAATGTTTAGAGATGGGCCCTAACTATCAAACAAGAGGATTTGAATCTTCACTATATGATAGAGAAAATATTACAAGTATATATAAAAATAGATTTGAAGTATTAGAGTATTGGGGTATTATAGATAGAGAAACTGCAGATGAATGTGGTTTAGCATATGAAGGTGATTCAGATGTAATACACATTAATGCATGGATATGTGGTAATAAAGTTTTAAGAATGGTACAGAATCCATTTACACCTACAAGAATACCTTACTTAGTATGTCCATATGAATTAAATCCATATCAATTTTTTGGTATTGGTATTCCAGAGAATATGGAAGACTCGCAACAAGTTATGAATGGTCATGCAAGAATGGCTATTGATAATTTAGCACTTGCAGGTAATTTAGTATTTGATGTAGATGAAACTATGCTAGTACCAGGACAAGATATGAAAGTATTCCCTGGTAAAATATTTAGAAGACAAAGTGGTCAAACAGGTCAGGCAGTACATGGATTAAAATTTCCTAATACTGCATTTGAAAATTTACAAATGTTTGATAAGTTTAGACAACTAGCTGATGAAGCAACTGGTATACCTTCGTACTCACATGGTGCAACAGGTGTACAATCTACAACTAGAACAGCATCAGGCATGTCAATGCTTATGGGTGCTGCAGCATTAAGTATTAAAACAGTAATTAAAAATATTGACGACTATTTATTAAAGCCCCTAGGACAATCATTATTTTATTGGA